CGCTCGTATGCGTATAAAAATGTCTTATGACCAAAATGTAAAAGAAACTATATCAAGCTTGAAAACACTTGCTAATGATATGTCTAGTGGCTTTGTTACTTTTAAAAAGTTTCAGACTAGGCGTTATCAATACAACCCGGATGCAGATGCAACTCTATATGCTTCAAGACTGCTTCGTGCAGCTTCTATATTGGAGTTCCTATTAACTGATCCTGATAATAAATCTTAGAGATTCATTTTTTCAGCTAGAGCAGAGAGCCCTATCAGTAGTTCAGTTATATTTTTGGCTTTTCCGACAACATCATCAACTTTCGCTGCTGTATCAGGGCTTAACTCCTTTTCTAATCGTTCTAGCTGCATTTGAAATGTATCAAAACTTAATATATATAAGTCTCTTTCAACAGTGAATCCCCCTTTTTCTGCAAAATTGAATATTTCAAAATTCAACGTAAGATATTCAATACCATATCCTTTATAGTCAATAAATCTCCTATTTTTGAACTCCTCTAAAACTATTTCATATTGTTCTTTACTGATCCTAAGGTCTGGTATATCTTTATAATTTAGTTTAGC